AGCAATACAAGGTAGAAATGATGCAGATTTAATTCTTAGAACAAGAGAAGCTTATCTGGTATCTGGTAAATTCAAACCAAATACAACTGAAGTAAATACTGAATCTCCATCATATCTTCAACTTAAGCAGTTTGAAAATGTGAAGACTGGGCCTTTAAAAACATTTTCACAAGCAAATCTACAATCTACGAATGTAAATATTTTTTCTCCAGTTGGTAAATTTAGAGATAAAAGTTTAGAAAGATTTGAAACAAATCCAGAGCTAAAATCTTTTGGTGATTTTGCTGGAACATTACATCCAACAGTATTTGGAGATGAACTTATTAAAGTTTTAGATTTATTGATTAGAGCATTAAATACCCATATACACACTCCGCAGTCACCTTTAACTCCTACACCAGAAACAATAGAATTGCAAAGCTACACTGTTAGTGGCCAGTTACAAAACTTGATTTCAAAACATGTAAGGATTAATTAAAAACTTCTTAAGACTTTGAATTTAATACTTTCTGGTAAAGTTCTAACTGTACCTAATTCGTTCATTCTTAATTGTAACTCATAAGTTTGATTTTGCAATAACCATTCGGTTTCTAAAACCAAATAATTACTTACGCAATTATTAAGCACTGCTGAGTTGAATGAAGTCCATGGAATAACAGCTTCTTGATTATTCATCACCAATCTATATTGTAAATCGTAATGATTTTTAGGATAGTTTGTTGAAAAATTTACTCTTACATCAGCATAAATTCTTATTGTCTCTTCTGTGTTTACAATAGAGCCATTATCTAAACCATATAGGGTTATTGCATAATTATTTACCTGGGGGGCATTTGTAAAATAGAAATTGTTCTGAATTGTAAAGAATTGAGTATAGTCTTGCTGGTCATACCCAGGATTAAACGTAACGGCAGACCACACATCCTTATATTGCTGTCCTTTTGATGCACCGCTCATCCACACATCAACATAATAAACCCCAGTCTCAAGTTGGGTTGGTGTAAGTCCAGTATAAACATCGGCCCCAGCATAAGTCTTTATAGAAACCGTTGAAGCTGAGTAGTAATTTGTTGGATTGTGTCCGCTGAATGTATATAAAAACAATCTACAAACTCTGTTATTTGTTACGTCTGCCCTGTCGTCCTTAAAAGATTGGTTATATGATACCTCAATAAATGGCTTATAAGCCGTATTTGTATGACTTGTAAAGAATGAAGATATGTATCTGGTATCAGTGCTCAATAATTCATAATCCCTTCTGTAGGCCACCCCTAATCCATAATTTGTATTACCGCTTAATAACCAACCATTAACAATAGGTGTAATATCCATGTCAATATCCTCATTTCCAAGGTCAAAATGCTGAGTTGAATATGATGTAACTGCTGTAGAGCCAGTCGGGTCCACATAAACTCCAGGAGCATCCCAGGCCATTGTTGATGTGGCGTAGTTCCAGTTAGAATAACCTGTAATTAAAGGGTTTCCAATCTGCTTTACAAGGTAATCTTCTTTCCCAAGGTCATAGCCCCTACCTTCATCAAAATCTTTGTTTATAGGGAAGCAAATAAGGTCAAAAGAGGCTGCTATATTTTTGTTCAAAATATCAAATTCGTATTCTGACTCCAAAACTTTATCCTTTGGGATAGCGTTTTTCATCTTTAGTTTATAGGTAATCGTTAGGCCAGTGTTTATATCAACATTGGCTATTTTACTCTGTAAATCAGCAATGTCAAAATGAACTATAAATCTGCTATATGAATTTCTTTTTTGTGGGGCCGTATCTGTTCCGCCTCCTCCATACCAAAGGTCTGTGACAGCATTTTGTCCAGAGTTAAAATTCTTATAAACCCCACTTGCAATTGAATTGTTTTTATCAGGATAGATTCTAAGGATTCCCATTACTTTTTTTATTATAAATAGGCTTTTATATTATTTTTTTAAAGCAAATCTGTATGTCTTTATTTTTTTTGGCCATCTATTTATATTTAAATTACAAATTAACTATGGCTATAGGCATAAAATTTCCATTTTCAGAGTCTTTTGAGGGTGGAATTTACAGATACACAAAGACTACTCCAGAAAAGGTTAGAACTAACCTTATCGCACTCCTTACACTAAAAAGGAGACAAAGACCTATGCATAATAATCTCTACTCCCCTCTATATGACTATATTTTTGAGCCTTGGGATGAGATTTCTGCAGATAAATTGAAAAGTGAATTATTAGATAAAATAGCAACTTTTATACCTGAAGTAGTTACTGAAGATGTATTGTTTGATTTCGATGAATCAACGAATTTATTAACAACTAAAATAGTGTATTCAATAATAGAATTAGCAGGAGCGAAAGATTCTGTTGAAATAGACGTTCAAATTTTACCACCACTTTAAAAATATTAAAAAATGGCAACTCAAAATGTACAAGTAAATTATTTAAGTAGGGATTACGCTACAATCAGACAAGATTTGATTAACTACTTAAAAGCTTTTTTCCCAGAACAATGGCAAGACTTTAACGTGTCTTCTCCTGGTATGGCTTTATTAGAACTTAACGCCTATGTTGGAGATTTATTGTCTTACGTGGCTGATAAAAAGTTTAATGAATTATTTCTTGATGGTATATCAGAAAGAAAGTCAGCATACAGATTGGCTAAAACCCTAGGATATCAAGTCCCTGGTGTTAGACCAGCTCTTACATTAGCCGATATTACAATTGAGGTTCCTGTTACAGCAAATGGTCCAGACCCAGACTATCTTCCAATTTTCAGGCCAGGAGTTCAAATTAAGGGTGCTGGACAAGTATTTGAGACGAATTCTGAAATTGATTTTTCTAGAGACTTTAGTGAGTCTGGTATAGCAAACAGAATTATACAACCAATACTAAACGGAAATCAAGATTTGATTAAATACAGAATAATAAAACGTGAAAAAATTAAAGCAGGAGCCACAAAAATATTTAAAAAAGAAATTACCGCAGAAGAATCAGGACCATTCTATCAATTGACTCTTCCAGAAAATAATGTATTGGAGATTGTTAGCGTTGTAATATTTCAGTCTTTAGGAATGACTAGAAATCCAACTTATCAAGAATTTAATGACTTTAACATTAAATTTTGGGAAGTAGATTTCCTTCCTACAAATAAAATATTTATGGACACTGGAGTTGCTCCTATTGATTCTGCTTTTAGAATAGGAGAATACATAGAAGTTGAAAAAAGATTTATAAAAGAATTTTTAACTGATGGTTCTTGTAAAATAACATTTGGTGGTGGAACTGGAGATTATGATGCTTATTCTGATTTTTTTGACCAATTAGAAGGACAGGATTGCCCATCTAATGATATCACCATTCAACAAATATTAAACAACACTGCTCTTGGAGTTATGGTTCCACCAAACTCTACAATATTTGTAAAATACAAAGTTGGAGGAGGAACATTGAGCAATGTTGGAGCAAACACACTGAACGATGTATCAAATATTGATGCTGTTATAAATGGCTCGGATGCAGCTCAGACTCAAAAGGTTTTATCTTCATCAAGAGCAAACAATCCAGTTCCAGCTATTGGTGGTGTTGGATTGCCTACAATTGATGAAGTTAGAAATAATATTGCAGCAAACTTCGCATCTCAAATGAGAGCCGTAACTCTTGGAGATTATATTTCAAGAGCATATCAAATGCCAGGAAAATTTGGCGCACCATTTAAAGTTCATGGAGAAGTAGAAGATAATAAAGTTAAATTATATATTTTATCAAGGTCTTCAGACGGGACTCTTATTTCACAATCTACAAGTGATATAAAAAATAATTTAGCCGCATTTTTAGTTCCGTTTAGAATGATTAATGATTATATTGAGATAAATGATGGAAAGGTTGTAAACCTTCAAGTAGAAGTTGATTTATATGTAAATAAAGATTTTAATCTAAATGAGATAAAATCAAATACAATTGCACAAGTACAAAACTTTCTTAATATAGAAAGATGGGAAATGAATCAAAATATTTATGTGTCTCAATTGACAGATATTTTAAGAGAAGTTCCAGGTGTTATAAATGTGGTTGATATTAGATTTTATAACATGGAAGCTGGTGGATATTCTAGTACTTTAATTTCTCAGGCAACTGGAAATAAAAATATAATAGTTGCAACTGGTGGATTTAGAACTCAAATTGACTTTATAGATAACACAATTTTTGGGACACCACTTTCTATGTTTGAAATTAAATTCCCAAATAAGGATATTATGGTTAGAGTAGCTTAAAATTAATTATGTTTACTGAAGAAATATTATTAAAAAAATCAAGGACTGGTACAACAGTATTTTATTTTGTACCAAATAAAACTCCTGAGCAAATTTCTCTTTTAGAGGAACCAGCATATCTTGTTTTTAATAATTACAATCAGCCATTATATTTTGAAAATTATAGCGGAAAAGAAATATGGAAATTAAATAATGTAAACAACTACAATCTTAATACATTATTATCGTCTTCTACAAATAACTATGTAACTGGATATAGTTTTTCTCAAACTCTTAATAAGGTATTATCAAATGATGAAAAAGATAGTATCCGACAAAGATTTAACGATAATGTAGTTACCACTCTTACAGCTCAAACAAATATTCCAATCGGATATCAAACATATGTTTTCTTTAATGAAAAATTAGTTGATGATATGTTTGCCAATATTAAGTTAAACAGAAGTTACGAAACATTAGATACTCTTAATATTTATAATACACCAATAAACAGTATACCACAACAAGAAGCAAGAACTGGTATTTTATTTGGAAAATTAGAGGCTATACAATTATTAAAAGATGAAGAAGGGAATAGCATTAGAATACCAATGGCGAATGTCCCAATTGGTATTTTTACTCCAAGTGAAGAATTTCCTACTCCAAGCTCATTAGATGATAATGGAGATAGATTTTATATGAATCTAAAAGAAACTTCTGGACCTAATATTTATTTTAGCCCCGCAACGGCAACCACATCAAATATACCTATAACTTATCTTGAAGACCAGAAATTCCTAAAATCAAATTCTGACTTATTATCCGTTCCAGAAAAATTTAAATTTATAACTATTACAAATGAAAATGGTGAGTTTGTAATTTATAATGCACCAATAGGAAATAATATAGTTGTATTTGAAGTTGATTTGTTTAAACAAGGATTGTCTAAAGATGAAATAATATTAAATAATTTTCCATTTCCACCAAATGATAATTCTAATATCGGAGAGTTTCCTTGTTATTATTATAATCAAGTTCCAGTGGATGTTGTTCCAGCGTGGGGAACAACACAAACTGGATATACCGAATTAAATATTTCTGTTAATCTTGATTTAAGAAAATGGGCAACATATATTTTTGCACCTGGAGCATATGGTAAAGAAAAATTAGAAACAACAACAGCTAGAAATTCTGCAAATACTCTAAAAATAGAAATGAGAGATATGACAAATCCTGGATTTGCTATAAAAGAATTAGAAGTTGCACAAATACCAGACGACCTTGATAGAGCGTCTGGCTCTCAATACATATGGTTCAATGAATTTAGTTCTAAAAGAACTTATTTGCAATATTCTAGTTTTGGGTGTCATGTCCTTAAATTGCCAGCAAATTTGTATGACCCAAATGGTTTTAGAACTGATAGTAATGGTGTGCCAACAACACAAAAAGGAGTTTGGTTAGGAGCATACCAATTTAGAGTTTTTGTAAACAAAAGTAGGTCATATAGAGATACTGGAGCATTAAAATATGGTGTAGATTTTATGCAAAGTAATTTTGGTTTAAGTTATGCCTCAGGAAATGTTTCAGGTGCTGATTCTTCTGGGATAGGATTATGGCCATTTGAAAAGCCATGGACCATTTCATATCCAACAAAATATGGAATTCCAGCAAAACCAATTAAGCAAAGATATGGTTATTCTAGTCAAAGAACTTATAATAGCATTCCATACCCAATAGAAGAACCTAGATATTCTGATGGTGACCTTGTTGGCTCTCCAGTTGATGCTAATGTTGTTGTTGACAAAAAACCTACTGGCGGATTTGGCCTACAACAATTTGATAATACTTATTTTCCAAATAGAATCGCTTTTGTTACAACAGAAACTTATATGTATAAATATGAAAGAGGCGTTTCGTGGAATGAGATATATGCAAATGGATATGAACCATATTGGACAGGAACTGGTCCAGGAGGAAGTGGAATTGGACCTTGGACAAACTACCCTCTTCTTGCTGGGATGTCTTCAGTTCCAAATGGAGAAAAATTTCAAAGAGTAGAATGTGGTTATGGATATTTTATGAAATATCGTGATTGGAATCTTGTATATACATGGCCATGGGTATGGGATTTATATTGGCAACAAAATTCAAGCCCAACAAGTTCTCCTGCAGGCTCATCAAACGGATTCGGATTCAATATACTTGGACATCAATGTACAACCTGGAATTTAGATGACCAAAACTATGCCCTTGCATTTGACCAATTTGAAGGCAGTAAAACTTTTAAAGAAGCTATAGATATTTATAGAATAGTTAATTCTGGATATGACAATATTGGTGTTCCAGAAAACTTTATAATACCTACATATGTAAATTTATCATTTGGCGGACATGCAGATTTCTGTTACCATTTAATTATTACGAATATTGGAGATATAAATGCTAAAATAACAAATAAATTTAACGGAGATGTTCAAGTTGGAGCAAGTGTATATAGTCCAAACTCTACATTTATTTTAAGTCCTGGACAATCTATGTCTGTGTTAAATTCTGGAGGGGGAACACAACCATCCGTATTAAATAATGAAGTTGAATCTACCGCATTAACATTTCCTGGGAATGCTGGATTTGATTCTAATACAAATAAATACACTACAGCGGCTTACCGTGTAGATATAGAACTACAAAGTTATAGTTTATATCCTAATAATAATGGTTTTTTTCCAGTAGACCATTCTGGAAATATAACAGGCTCTGGAGATGGCGGTAATAGAACGATTGATTGGTATGTAGCAGCCACCACATCCCCAGCAACATGGTATATTAATTCAGAAACAACTGGAAAAGGGCAAAAAGGAAGTAATTGGACTACAAAACAACATGGTATTACAGCTTGGGGACAAAAGAAAGGTGACCATGCTCTTTATAGCGTTGAAATAGAAGGCTCTGCTGGTTTATATGAATATTAATTTTATTTAAATGGATAATAGAAAAAAAATATTATTAGGTGAAAAAGACATTATCTCAAGAGATAATGAGGATATGTTTATTAATATAAACTTAAATAAAACGTTTGCTGAAATTAGGGATGAAAAATTTGAAAATATTTTTGATGTAGCCAAACAATATGAAAAAGAAAGAAACACCTCAAGAAATTTTAGGATTTATGGTACAATAAGCTCGACTGTTGTTCATAGTGACGGAATAGCTTTAAATATACTTTCTTCCCAAACAGCAGCACCATTATTCCAAGTAACATCAACTCCATTAGTTTACAATGAGGTTAATGCATTTGGAAAAAAAATAGGAAAATATTTAATAGAATTTGATTATTGTCCATATGAATTTCTTTTTATACAAATACCTGGAAATGGAATAAATTATAGCACTCAAATATTTCCTCAACAATTAGTTTTTAAAGATTTAGAAGGTAATTTTATAGATTATGGAACTCAAACAAACGAAATTGATGGCGATGGAAATACGATAGAAGTAAACAATGATTTTTATTTCTTATATAATAAACATTGGATAAAAAAAGACTTATTAATTAAAAGAGACCTATAAATGGAAATACACGAAGAAAATATATATAAGTTTAATATTCCAGTAAGAACATCTCCTTCTCCAGATATGCCAGAAGGATATGGTTTTGTTCATAAGGTTGGAAAAAATAAAACATTAAGCCCATTTCCTCAAAATGATTTCTATCTTCCTGTTTTTATAACAAGAACTGGAAACTTATTAGAATATGTTGACATAGCTCATGATGACAATATATTTGTAATGAAAAGACAAGAAGTAAATCCATGGTTTATAGAGTTTAGTTTTTTTGACACAATAAAAAGAAATAAAGTAAATAACGGTTCTGATTTAACTTTGGCTATGCTAACTTATATTAGAGCTGTTAGACCTGATGTAGCTCCGTTATCAGATGTAAATTTAAAATTATGGTTTGATAATACAGGAAAGTTTGAATTACCATGGAACAAGGGACAAAGTAATCAAACTGACTTAGATACTCTTGATAGATTAAAATACTTAAACTCAAACATTATTTCAAAAGCGTTTAAAATTAGAATAGATATAAATAAATAACATGCAATCATTTCAGATTTTATTAAACGATAGGTATTCAGCCTCTACTCAAAGTGGGTCATCAGAACTCACTTTGACAGATGGCTATTATGCTTATGTTAATAAAAACGGAGGTGGCCTTGTCAACCCATCAAACGTAAAATGGTTTTTAAATGAAGAAAAAAACAAGAGAGTAGCTAATGATTTTTTTACTTTTTTAACTGGAAATACAACTTCAGCACAAGCTCTTAATATCATAAGTTCAAATCAAAAACTATCAAATGTTTTTAATGATTATTACCAGAAATATGTAGTATCAGGAAATCAAATAGCCAATACTACAGTAATACAGCAAAACTTAACTGGTTCAAATCAGACTATCGCATATACATATAATCATCCTTGGTATGGATACGCCCCGTCAAAACAAATGACTGGAATTACAAAGGACATATATGGTTCTATAAACTCAGTTCAACAAAAATCTTTTTTAAATGAATTTACAACAGATGAAAGTTATTATGTTCCAGTTTATATTCAAAGAAGCAACAATCAATTAAGTAGATATAAATATGACTTATGTAACACTGTTATATCTTCTAAAACAGCAAGTTTATATCCTGAATTTAGTGCTTACACCCAATCATTGATTGATATAGAAAATGCTGATGCGCAGAATTTGTCTATATGGATTATTATATGGGCACTTGCCAGCGCCTTTTCTCAAGCGTTTGGTGGAGGCCCAATTGCTACACCGCCATTCACAGGTGCTACAAACCCAACTTATTCTGATGCTTTAATTAATTGTTTTGTTAATCTAAATTTAGAAACAAATGAAAATGCTGGACTTCCAGGGCCATTAAATACTGTTTCATTTCAAGCTCAATCTTATAGTGTTACAGAAGGAAATAGTCTTCAGGTTAGATTAGACCTTGGTAAGCCAAGTGAATTTGGAACAGAAGAAGCTACTGTAAATTTAACTACAATAAACGCAACACTTGGGACCGATTTTACTGCAGACAAAACATACCCATTTACATTCGCATGGGCAGAAGGGGAGCAATATAAATTTATGAATTTCTTTGCTGCTACAGATTTTTTAATTGAAAACAACGAATCGTTTAAACTTGAAATTAACAATCCTATAAATTTAAATACAGGACCAGCCCCAACAACTACTATATCAATAAAAGATTCTACCGTATTAAGAACAGCATCTTTATCTGTTGTTGCTCCAGCTACTTCATTTCCTGTTACATTTCCATCATTTACTTCTATCCCACCAAATCAAATTACATCAATAAAAGAAGGAGACACAATTCAAATTTCTGTAAATTTAGACGGCCCAGCTTTTGGAGTAGAATCTATTACTTTAGCACTTTTAAGTTCGATAAATACAACAACTGGAGCGCCAGCAGTACCTGGAGTAGAATATGCGATTAGTAGTCCAATAACAACATTTACTTTCGCTCCAGGAGAGACTCAAAAAACATATACAATACAAGCATTTACAGATTTGGTTGTTGCAGATACAACACAAGCAGTTTTTGGATTACAAAATCCTGTAAATTGTTTAATTGATAACAACAAGAAGTTAATGACCGTAAGCATCACAGATACTACTGGCGGGTATAAATATGTTCATTTAAACTTTGGTGATATATACAGTGAATTTGGAAACAGCATTTCAAATACTTTAATGAGGCAGGTTAATCCACAACCAGATTTTTTTGGAAACTATCAAAACTTAACTATAAGCAACTATAATTATTATTTAATAAAATATGGGTCTACAGTAAACTATAAAGATTATAACGGCCCTTCTCCTTATGCTTCTCAACCATTTACTATTAATTCTGTTAAAGTAAATATTACAAATAACGGAGTGGTCCAATCTATGATAAATGGACAGCCAGTTAATGTTGGACAAACCATTATTATAGACGTACCTTCTAATAATTATGTTATAACAGCATCAACCAATGCTAATAAAAACGCAACCACAACGTTATTTGATTTTGCTAATTATAAAATAGAAATGGTAAACAATTATATTGGAACTAATTACCCTGCATTTGGCGGAGCAATGGAGTTTAAATTAAGAAATATAAATAACGCACAATCTACAACAAAAACATTAACTCTTGGTACGTATTCTTTATCTGGGTTGAGTACAAATCCAACCAACTCAACAAATCAATATAGATTAAAGAGTAAATATAAAAACATAAATACAGGTAGGCCAAATTTGACAACATGTCCGCCAGTAGCATCATTTTCTAATTCTATAAGCTATAGTCAGTTTTATGCTACAGATAAACAGAAGATATCAGTTCTTGGAATAATTTTCCTAAACTATAACCCTACGGCAGTTTCTTATGGACTTTATACACCTTCTAACGCTGCTCTTTCTCTTTATGATACGTTTGAGTTTGTACCAGGAATAACAAACACAACATCATATTATACATGCAATGGAAGCAATAGCGTATATAATAGTCTAAATTACATATCTTTACCATTTAAAGTAGAACCTTAATAAAAAAAATTAATTATTATTTATAAAAAACACAGATTATGGCAGTAGGAGTATATGGAAATAAAAAATTAGCAGATGTAGACTTTAATGATGTCGACATATTTTTCGCCTATTCATCAAATAGAGAAACTCTAGGGGATACTCAATTTGTACCTCTATTTAACTCTATTACAACCAATGAGTTCAGAAAAATGTTGGGCGCTGATGGAGGTTATAAACTAAGACTACCAGCTTCTGCTTTTAATAGGCTTGGATTTTATCTTGTTTTGATTAAGCCAAAATCATTTGATACAACTATTGTAGATTGTTCTTTTGTTGTAACCAACACTGACCAGGAATTGCAAATTTCGAAGAAAGGTATTGTTATACCAAAACTACAATTTCAAAGTACTGGAAGTTTAATAGGATATCAAATAGAATATTTTAATGACAATGGAGTTAAGATAAAAAACTTTCATAGAATTGTAACAAGTAGCGACCTTGTAAGTGTTAGCTCAAACAGCTCATCTTCAAACCCAAGCGCTATTTCTTATATATTGGACCCTAATGGTACTCAATTGTTTTTAACTCTTACTCCAGATGAGGTGAGTTTAATTACTGCAGAACAAAAGCCAGACCTTGGTAAGGCAGGACAAAAAATTATTATATCAAATACGTTTTTTGACCCAGTTATGATGGAAGTTGAGATGGTTGACCAAACTATAAAAACTTTAAGTTATGGTATATTTGGAAATGCTATAAGAGATTTTTCAAATGGAGTATTTTCTGTATTTGATGAGAATAATAATTTGTATAAACAATACAATTTATTGACAACAAAATCTCAGTTTAATAATGCAAATTTAGATATTAAAGAAGAAAGAACAAATATTAATTTGAACGAGAACTTTTTTAATGTATCTCAGGGATTATAATTAAAATATTTGATTTGTACAGGTATAATCTGCTCTTATAAACCAGTTTACATCCTCAGCATCAAGACTATATACTACAACTTTTAAAGACCCTGGAGGTGTTGTTGGCGTTATGTCAATTCCTGACCATCCCCCACCTGCAAAACTACCTTCTTGAGCAAAAATAGTTTGAACAAATGGTGTTCCGCCTGGAAAATATACAGTACCAGCAACGTTTTTTATCACACCCTCTGCTGTACCTACATAGGTATCTCCACTAGTTACACCGCTATTTATAACTCCTACAATATGTAATTTTACATAATAAGAAGTGTTTAGAGGTATTAAAAATTCTTTTGATAATGAACCTCCATCTAAAAATAATTGTGTAGGTCCTGAAAATAATGGAATTTTACCAAAATAAGATACAGAACCATATTGGCCTAATATACCGCTAGACATAGCCCATTCCGCATAAAGGTCTGATTTTGTAGTATTGCCACCAGCATACGAAGAAGTTCCGCTTGCTGTAGTTCCACTACCTATAGCAAAACCATAAGTTCCGCTAGCTATATTTCCAGTTCCATTATTTGCAATAATTGAATTTGAACCAGTTGAACTTGTTAGTCCAGAAAATCCACTTCCGCCACAATCTGAACAAAAAATATCATAAAGGTCAGTTGAGCCTGAATAAATTGTTCCGCCTGAAATTGTTGTTGCTGATAAATAAGTTAATGTCGCAGCTGAAATATTTACAGTTGGATTGTTTCCAGTTCCGCCAGTGTAAGTGTTTAATCCAGGCTGAACCCTTGTGATGTCATTTGCACCTGCTGCTGTTAAAAAGATATTATAAAGGTCAGTTCCTGCAGAATAAATTACACCACCACCAGTACCACCAGAAAAATCTGCATCCAACAATAAATTGTTTAAATTTGCAGTTCCACTGAATGAGTCATTTATTTCTACTCTTCCCTGGTCGTAGGTAAAACCTGTAGGTATTAATTCTCCAATCATTTCTTATCTTTTTAATATAAATATCAAACAAAAATTATGTATAGTAACTTTCTCCAGCCATTTTACCCCAAGTATCCACATCATTATCCCAAAGTAAGTGTATCTTAAAGTTCTCAACCGTATTTGAAGTTATATTAATAGCTCTAACATCCTGTTGATATCCTCTATAATTTGTTGTTAATGTGTAAATTCCAGCTTCTAATCCAGTAAACGCATATTCTCCATATAGATTTGTAACCGTAATGGTATAAGCACTATTTGGATATGTAAGCTGAATTGTAGCTCCTGTAACTGTACTTCCGCTTACGGTTCCACTTAATGTATATTCGGCTATCTCTGATTCATAATCAAGAGAAGGAGGGGTACCAAATCCAGCCACCTCTGAAATGTGTGGACTATCAGACTCTGTAACAACATAAGTTTTAACTGGCTGAGATTGACTGATTGCAGAATAATAATCAGAAAATGTAGCAACAACTCTTCTAACATCAAATACATCTATAAGTTCAGATTGATTTCCAACCCTCCAAAGAAATGATTTATTAGATTTCATCGGTAGTTGAAAATTGTAAGTTGTTTTTTCTGTCTCACTTTCATCTGTTGGGCCTTTTGTTTTACTTCGAATTACTTGCGCATTTTTTTCGCTTTTTTCTACTGGATAATTTATTACACTACTTCCAGTAAATCCAGTATTTGTAATATCATAATTTATTTGAACAATAAAACTATCTGCTTTATCTCCATTTGACCATCTAAATTCTGGCGTAAACGTGGTTAGTTGTCCTTGCATTATTGGATATTCCATAACTGGTTTATCTGGAACTATAAAATAAGTGAAGTAATTTCCAATAACATTTATTCCAGCAAAAGGCCCAATTTTAATTGTATGTAAATAATTATTTGTAGCCTCAATCTTAAGAGTATTATCCCAATCTTGTTTATTAACTCCAATTGATTCTGTGGAAGATGTTACTCCTGTTATTATTGTTACTCCAGTAATTGTGACACCTTCAAATCCAGTAATGGTAGTTGTTGCGTCAGGTCCATTTACGCCTATTGTCTGTCCAGTAACAAATGTTGCTGCAGTAATAATAATTGTTTCGGTAATTCCAGATGTTTCTCCTGTCTTGATTGTATAAAAATTTGTATAATCTTTATTTAAATCTACATTAAAAACCATTTTTGTATTAATAAAATATTGCCCTTTGCTTGTAAAAAATTCGTCTTTATAGTTACCTAATTTTTTTACATACTCTTCTAAAACTAGGTCATATATAGTTCCAGTTATAGCGCTTGTTGATGCTGTTATTGTAATTAAAGGGTTACTAAAATAATTTTGTATAGTACTCTTATCTCCTAAGGTAAGTGGTTGTCCAAAAAACTTTTCTGGCACTGGTATAGCGTTATTACCCATACCCACTTCGTTTGAATTTGAAAAGTTTTTATTTAAAGAGCTTGGAAATGGAATTGGCGGAAAGTTAGACCCAATAGCCTCGTCAACTTTAGTAATCAATTCTTGACTGCGAGCGATTTGATTATCACTATATAATTTATAAATATCATATTCTAGCTTATATATTTCATGAATAAAATATGAATCTCCAGTCAAGCTTTCTGTATGGGCTGTGAATTTAAATCTTATTGGAGGGTTTGATAAATTTGTAAATATAGTATATGGGTCCTGGCCATAATAATCAAGAGTTCCTCCATATGTATAATATCCAGGTTTATAAAAAGAAAAATATTCAGTCGCCACAGGCGTTGAGTCTGCTAGGTAATTATTATAAAATACCTGAGAGGTAGAAGTACTACTTCCAGCTGTTACAAATCTTATTTCTCTTTCTATTGGCATATTATATTGATGGGACTGATGGTGGTGGACCTGCTGGTATACTCAATGAAGTTGGAGGCTCTACAGTAGCCTCAATTGCATACCCTTCAATTACAGCTTTAAGTCCAGTTATTATATTGGCTGTTATTTTATAAGGAATGACACTAACTTTTAGTGGATTATTTATCGTACCAATTATTTTAGTTGGAATTAAAGATGTTTGTATATAACCATTAATAGCACCACTTAATATTATTGGCGTTAATTCAGCTTCATATCTTGGAATTTTTACTCTAAATTCAGAACCATCATTAATACCTTCTTTGTATACAAATTTTTGTCTATTAAATACCGTATTTCTAATTGTTGTACCCTGACATTCTAAAATAGTTGTAGCAGGAACAAGTTGAAGTGTATATAAAGTAAAATCTCTTTCAATTAAATTTAAAAATCCATCTAATTTTTTAAAAGTTAATTTATTTGATTTTGGATTGCTCCAATAATAATACATCAAATAAATATTTCTTAAATGTGGATAAATATAGGATGTATGAGGCTTTCCAATTATTTTTCTATTTCTTGGGTCTATTGAATTTGCGTAAATAAAATTTATCCATTGAGAAATTGTCATTGCAGACATATTCTCTGGTTTTATATTTTCACAACCCTCAAGAAACTCAAACGGAACAGTATTAGAACTAAATGGAGGAAAATAACTACCCCAATCCCAACATGTACCAGTTTGTTTATACCATGCAAATACATCACACTCAATAGCCGCAGCTGGGTCTAATGTCATACACAATTCTTTTGTGTTGATTGTATCTTCAGAACCAAAAACAGCTGGGTCTCCAACCCACGTTTTTATATTATCATTTAATTTTAACGGGTCAAATTCAGGAGTCCATTGTTGAATATATTTTTCTCCAGTACCTCTTCCTTTTCCTCCTTCTTGGAAAATATATTTACTCTCACTATATTGAACATATCCATTATCATTAACTTTAGGCGAATTTGTAAAAGCAGAATTGGATGTGTTTGGACCAACGTTTTGTATTTTATATACAAACTCATCTATGTTTAATAAACAATCTGGAGCGCCTATTAATTTAAAAATAAATTGCAATGCATCTCTTGTTCCCTTTTTCTTGTAAAGCCAATTAATATTTACTAAAATTCTCTTCCATATTTCTAAACTAAATTTAGAATAAGAAGTTCCACCGCCAGCATCGCCAGCAAGATATTCAAATAAATCTACTTCATTAAATGAATCAGATAATTTCCACCCAAGCAAATTTGATAGTTTGCCCATGAATTTTTGTGGAACACTTTCTTCCCCATTATATTCAACACTATGAGCATAAGCAATCCCATCAATAAATTGTTTTATCTCATCAAATTCGTGCGCATATGCCTGAACCGTATTTTTATAAATATGGCCACTTGAATCCATTTCAGTAAAGTTTTCTGGAATCATGGTCTTTAGCATAATGTTCGTTTTCGAATCATCAATGTCAGTTGCTGCTTTTAAAATGCTATTTTTATAATTTGTAAATGCACTTCCATAAGAATCTGGAGAGAACCCATCAATTGTTTTTGGCCATATAAACATTTGTTCGGTTTCTATTCTCTCATCTTCTGTATTTGGAACAATTAATTTTTGTCCATAAAGTAAGTTATTTTCTAACTTGCTTATGTTTAAATTATATTCACCCAATCTTTCGTTTGTCGGCCTTATATAAACTGGTAGTGTGGTTGTTGGGCCTGATATATATTCAAGATGTCCATTTATTTTAAATTCCAAATATGAATTTGTTCCAGCTGAAAAATTATAAGACAATATATTAATAACTTGTGTTGTTGCAGTTGTTGTTGCAGCACTCATTTGTATTGAGAACTCTGTAAAACTATCAACCAAACTATAAACACCATCAATACTAGAGCCTGAGTTTACAATAATATTTCCCTGATTTTTTAAAGTAGAATAAGGAATTTTAAATGTGGCTGTCTTTTGACCAGTTATGTTATTAAAGTTTGTGATATAGTCATATATTGTATTTCCTGTGCTACTTAAAGATAAAAGGGCGTATGGAAACGTCTCCACAATATTGTTAATGGCATAAAGAACCTCTGTATAGAAAGAACCAAAATAAGAATAGCTAAATGGGCTATTCGCTGGTGAGGTTAATTCGCTATAATTAACAGAATAAGATTGAGGCGGAGTAAAATTATTTGTACCAAGGGTGTCTTTTGTTGAAAATGAACCAAAACTCAGACTAAGAGTTTCAGAAGTAAGCGCTTGGGTCGAATTGTCTCTATAAATCCTAAAATCACCAAATGTGAAAATAGAGTCAGAATTGGTGTTAACAAGACGTTTGTCTTCACCAGGCCTGAAAAAGAGCGACAGTGTATCTGCTGAATTAGCTATAGGTATATTGTTGTTGGCCACTTTAAAATCTATTTTACATAAATATTATCAAAAAAGAATTCAATTATAAATCAAATGCGATTAAAGTTTAGGTAAACTCTTTATATTATGCTTCTCTTTAATTATTTTTTTTATACCATATTTATAGAAAAAATTAAGAATCATGCCATATCTTCCACAAGAACCGATAACTTTTATCAACATAAAACTTACTGATGAAGGAAGAAAAAAACTTTCCTTGGGTCAACTTAATTTCTCAAAATCTATATTATCGGATAGAGAGATAGATTATGGCATAGATAATACCTTTACCTATGATATATCATGTTCAGATAGAATTTTAAGCCCAGTAGATGTTCAACCGTTATTACCACTTCAAAACTTTGACGGAAGCGCCCCAGTGCCATTCCAAAGCGTTGGCTCATCTAAACAAATTGTTTCAGCATGTACTACCTCTGTAGGTTTTTTTACAGGCTCATCATCAAACTGGGGAATAGACTTAACTCAATCTCTTGGTTATTCTAAAATTTCATACTCAGCATCAACTCCAGGTGGAGGAACTTCAATAGGAATGACTGGCGGAACATATTTCCCTAAAAGTGGAGATTTAATGTTTGTTCAATGGCCATCAATCCAAAATAGCGGAGTAACATTAACAACTTCAGGATATACAGCCTTAACAGCTCATCATATTTTATCAGCAAACCCAACTGTAGCTTTATGGTACAGGGTTTTAAGTGCTAGCACTGGAACTTCTACTGTTTATTTAGATAGAGATTTACCAAATTTCGGCCCAACAATATCAACGTCTTCTCAGTTTTCAAATGCTTATTTTTATCCATATAACGGAATACAAACTTATTATGGCTCTGCAACTACTGTTCAGACTAAAGTTTGGAATATGAACATTGTTCATACAAGTTCAGTTATAGGTACAGATATGTCAATGAGTGGATATGTAAGCTATGGCTCAATTCAATATAACGGAACAAAACAATATTTAGGCTTTTCAGCTGAAACAAGAGACATTGGAATTGTACACTACAGTAACAATTACACTGGAAATACATATGCCGAGCAATTAATAGAAGGAACTGTTGTAATTGACTTGCCAACTATTATGTGGCATAATACTGCAGCAAGTGCAGGTCAAGGTGTAAATTGGGGCCTACAACTCACTGATGCAGCAGGGCCAACAATATTTGATAATTTAGCAGGAACAAGCTATAGACCATTAAGAGATAGTGCTTCTTTGAATGGTCTTGTTGTAGGTAGAGTTTATCATAAGCTTAAAATAATAGTTATTACTAATATTGAGCTACTTACGGCATTAACCTATAAAACAAACAGAAACTTTACACTTCCAGCTCTAAAATTAGACAGCACATTGGTACCTAAATACCCACTTTCAACTGTAGATGCTACTGGATTGCTTCAAACTGGATATTCTTATTATGTGACCTATTTGGTCGAAAGCGGACCTCAATATTTATCTGGATATAGTTATGGTTATCCTCAAATATTTAACTGTAATTATATTTCAAAAATTGATGGGGTGTCTGATTTTAATGGTGACCCTCAATATCTAAAAGTAGAATTTGCTAGCAACGGTTTTCCGTTTTTAAGAAATGG